ATATCTTGACCAGAACTATTTATTATGTCATACCCATCAGTATAGTTTCCGTAAATAAGCCTATTGCCCTGTATTGTTTGAGCTTTAGCTATTTTAGGAACGTTATCATATAGTCTTAACAACTCATCTGACCCAATAACTGTATATATTTTACTATTTGTAAACGTATAAGTTTGTTTTGTGTTGTCTCCCCATCCATAATCTTTTTTTACAAATCTTTCTATTACATAAATAGAATTACTATTACTAGGTTTAAATAATAAATCTACTTCAATCACTTTACTAGAGCCTGTTTCAAATTGAACTTCAGCTGAATTGTAAGTGTTAGTCATTGAAGCATTATTGAAGTTGTTTATATCAAATTCAAAAGGCCCAGGTTGAAATGCTGCAACAGAAAATAATGATGTAGCACTATATTCATTGTTAATATACCTATATCTATAGGCGAAAGTTATAAATCTAGTATCTATATAATTTTCTTGACCTGGAACATCAAGTAATGTTACCGCTGGTGCTGATAATGTATCTATAGCACCAAAGCCTGGTGGTTTTAAAATAACACTTATATCTGTCTCCTTTATCCCCTCATTCATTCCAACGGGATCAGGATAATTTTGTGTTACATTTATTTTTCTAGGAGGATTTTTGTCATCTGTCCAAAATAATAAATCTTCTATCTTATTTACACCTGTAATTAAAAATTTAGGATCAAAATTTAAAACCTGTCTACTAGTAACATGATATGTTATAGCTTGAGATTGAATATTAAATGAAACTATTAAATCTACCCTACCACCTATAACTGGATTATTAGAATCATGGATAAACCAATAAATAGTTTCTTTAACCCCATCTTCATAAGCTCCAATACAAATAGCATTGTCAGACAAATTTTGGCCGCCAAAAGATAATGTAGTAAGCTGCGTGTTTCCTTTAGAGTTTTCTACAGCTCCTACCTCAGTAGTTTCTGTTGACCCTAATCTAACATTAATTGCATTTATATATTCACCTGGAGGAACTAATCGTTCATCCACGCTTTTATTCATTCTACCTGCAATAAAATTTGTATTTACTATTGGCATCTTACTTTAACCATTTATCCTGTCCTCTCATATTCATTAAAAGACGACCAGGGTGAATATTACTTAATCTAATTTTCGCATTTCTTAACAATGATGATTTGTCTTTTCTTGCTCTGTTTACAACATATTCTTGTACACCTAATCTACCATTTAAAAGAGAATACCTGACATACGCATATAAATATTCTTCAAATAATTTATTAACACTTATACTTCCGTCTTCCCCTTGCTCCATTCCGTCTGATATATATTCCACGACAACTGATGCGCCTCCACCTATAGAGCTAAAATTTATAACTCCTCTTTGTTTGTCTATACTAAACGTAGGATTTGCATTTGCTGTTTCGGTGTTTAATCCAAATCTTGCGCCCACCGCAAAATCAAAATACCAACGTCCATTTACATTCCACCCTGATTGGGTATTGTAGGCACTGCTTTCGTTTAAATAAATAGTTTTAGCGCCACTAGTAAACGAAGTATCTACTTGAGAAAACTGTGGTTTTAAAACATTTCCATCTTGATCGTATAAAATTTTAGAATTATTGTCTTGAAGATAAGTTGTAGCCCAACCTGTTTGTATATTCTCAGTTAATGGATATAATACACCATTTAAAAATTGTGATATTCTTACCCAATTTACATAATCAGATGGTAATATAAATCTTAAATTGTCATCTAAATCTAATTGTAAAACTTTAACTTCTTTCATTGCATCGTAATTCAATTCTTGAATCCCTCTTTTAGCATGAAATAAAACTTGGTATCTATTAAGGTTATTAATTAACTCGTGATTTCCTTGATACATCAACATGAAATTATTGACAACATCATTTAATGAAACGTATTGGTATGATCCCCAGTTCTTGTCTTCAGGTATTGCACCTGAATTTGCGTAATATGCATAATCATTTATATAAGCCATATCTTACGTTTGTATTTGGTTATTTTTTACTTCTTCTTGATTTCCAAAATTATAAACATCTCCTTCTTTAATTTCAATACCTACATACTGACAAATTTTAGATACAATGCCTGGTTCATCTGATAAAGGCAATTCAAAGTCTTGATAATCTGCTTGATTAATATCAAACAAAGGTTCTCCAGAATTTAAAGTTTGATATGTCCATTTTGGTGATAATGGGTATCTAATATATTCAGCAGTTACACTTCCGTTATTTGTTATGGTAGAAGGATAAACCGTAATGGTATTTCCTAATTTACCTGTATTAGCGTCACCAATAACTGATGAACTTGCTCCACCCAATACATAAGCTGGAAAGCCAGTAGAAGGCGCTGTAAGCGGTGAATTATTTAGATAAAATATTTTGTTTTGATTTACTCTTTCAACCTCAACAATACCTGTGGTATTAAATATTCCATACGTGTTACCTATAGTTGCAGCAACGCCAAAAGGTGAGTATGATAATGTTAATTGTGTTTCACTATCTACACTTATAACAAAACCACTAAAGCCTGAGTAGCTTGATGTAGCTGTAGTGTTAGCTACTTGTTGTCCAACCTTAATACCACTGGTTACAAATGTGGCGTTCGCATCTGTTAATGTGTTTAATGCCGCAGCTGTAGTTGTTCCAGATGTTATTTGTGTTGGATAATAATTAATCTTATTAACTAGATAATAATCACTAGGTAAATTAAATAAGTTAGCTCCTTGTTGCGCTAAACTTCTTGTAACTGAAAAATTATCAATTACCTCAACCAATCCTTTTACTATATCGGCATATCCTGTTCCTGAAAGTCTTTGGTTTTCTTTATTAGTCCACGCATTGTATTGATAAAAATAATCTTCAAACAAATCCATTTGAGCTTGTTGCGCATAAAGATTAAAATCTTGAGGAGAAATATATCCGTAATTATTTTTATTAGCTATAGCTAAAACAGTATTTCTAACCGAGTTAATCATGTTAAATTCTTTTTACAAATATAGTCAAAAAAAAAGAGGTTACTTTTTTTGTAACCCCTTGTTTAATTAATAAGAAAATAAATCTTATGTTTGTAGCACAGCAGCTTTAACTCCCATTTCTATTGCAGTAATAGTTACAGGAACCATTGCGTCAGCAAGAGACGGTGGATAACCACTACCTGAAGGCGCATAAACTGGTTGTTGCCAAGATAATTGGAAAGCTATTTCAATAGAATCATTCAAGAAATCTTTGAATGAAGATGAATTAGCAACAATTGCTCCGTGAGTAATTTTAATCGTTTGCGCAACATTAGTTGCAGCAGTAACTGTAGCTGAACCATCGTTTGCAATAGCATACCCTGCTTGTGCACTAGAAATTACATCGTAAAAAATATTGACTACGGTGTCACTTTCTTGCTTAATTTCTCTAATTCCATTTATAGGAACTAAAATGTTGCCTTTGTTTTGTCCGGCACCAGACTTAAATAATTTGATAAACTTTTCCATAAGTAATAATGTTAATGGGTTAATAAAGCACAAAGATAACAAAAAAAAACCACCTTTTTTAGAGGTGGATTTCTGTTTACCATCCGAAGAAGGCAAGTAGCCTTAGATTTACAGATTACTGAAATAATCTGAAGACGTAGACATTTGCGTGAATACGTTGTAAATCTAAGAAAAATTTTCCTTATAAGCAATTAATCTTTTTTTAAGCGATTCTGCAAGAACTTGTATCCTTCTAAACCTTCATTGCTTTGCATAAAAGAAGTAATTGCGCTATATGGATCTTCGCCAAAAGGTACGGATAGCATTTTCTTTTTATTGTTAGGTAAGCTATAATAAACATCTCTTTGACTGTTTCTAAACGCTATAAAACCTTTATCTAAAAACTCTCTAATATCATTTTGTATTTCTAACAAAGGGTCATTGATAATTTCAATTAACTCATCTGGATTGTTTTTAGCATATACTAAAATATCTCTTTTTAATTCAGGAATAGTCATGTTGTTAGCGTAAGTTCCCATTAAAATTCTACTAATAGATATTAATTTTTCTGTAGATAAATTTTTAGCTAATATTTGTGCGTCTAATACTTTTTCAACAGACTCTAATTCTTACTAGCATCTTTAGCTTTATCAATTTCAACAAATACCATTCCATTTCCTGGGTGATAATGTAAAAACTTTTGAAGCACTTGATTTTCTCTTTGAACCACCAACATTCCGTCTTCAAATACAATAGGCTCTAATATAGCATTCCCATCCTGCTCGTCTTCAAATGGAGTTTTCTGGTTTCTTGCATATCTTAAAGGTCTATTAACACCTTGCTCTTCGTCAAAGTATAATAAAGGAGATCTAATTGAATGTCTTGAGGATAACATATAAGCGAGAGGTCTTTCTTCTCTCATTAATTTATATGCTTTAGTTACTAGGGTAGTGTTTTTTTTCATAATAATATAATTTAATTTGATTTAATAATAATAAATATTACCCTCGTCTTTAAAACGAGGGTAAAATTTATGTAACAATTTAGTCTTGGAATAAGAAGAAGTTGTTTGCACCTAAAGTACATACAGCTCTTTCAGATAGGAAGTTTACTTCCATTGCATCCAAGTCAGAAGTTCTTGCTCCACCGGCAGAACCAGTAATCCAAGTTTTGTATCTTCTGTCTTCAGTTTCTGAAGCTCTATATCTAACATGTAAGAAAGGTCTCTTAGCATTCTTACCTAAGATTTGATCGTATACAGTAGTTGAACCAGCTGGTACTAATAGACCATTGATTGCTCCACCAACAACGTCACCTCTCATTGTAGGATCGTTAAGGTATTTCCAGTCAGACTTGTAAAAGTCATAACCTCTTCTAAATCCTGTAAATCCAAGATTTAAAGCCATGTCTTTATCATTGTCAAAAAGACCATAAGATGTACCACCCGCTCCATAAGAGTTTTGAGCAGCAAGCATATCGTCAATATCAAAAGAGAATTCTCTGTTTACGAAAATTACATTTTCTTCAATTGATCCTTGCTTATCTAATCTTTGGATAATGCTGTCAAACTGACTAAGAACTTGTGGGTTACCACCGCCCCAAACGTTTCCTCTGTTTCCTACTACAAAGAATACACCATCAGAACCGTTAAGGTTTGCTAAAGTTGCTCCAGGAGCTACTCCTTGTAAAAGGGCTGCTGCTCCAGATCCAGCTGCTGCTGGTACTGCTTCTAGCATTGCTGCTTCTAAATAGTCTTCAAATCTTAATCTTGTGTCATGCTCAGACTTTAAATACCAAAGGTATCCGCTTACGCCGTCTTCACCTGTTACTTCAATCCATCCAATCTGAGCCATGTCAGAACCAGAAACAGAATATTTGTCTTTGATTATAATTGGCTTGTTAGAAAAAATTAAGTCATCAGATTCGTTAGAATCAACCATTCCGTTTGTTCCTTTATTGAATTCTGATCCATATATAAATATATCACACGATATACCTATCGCAACAGCTTGTCCAGCTGCTTCATAGTAAGCTATAACTACTGTTTGAGCTCCACCCGCCGTAGATGCTGTTTTTACAATACCTTTGTTAGATAAAGAAGATCCTGGAGTGTTATCGCTAATCATAACTGTTTGTCCAACTCTTAAAGCTGATGTGTTTTGTGTTCCTAGCGCTGGATTAAAGTTAGCGTTGGGAATAGTCCAAGTGCCCTCTACAGCTGCTGCTGCTGCTCCTGAAGTACATCCTGTGTATTTCACATGTAATCTACCTTGTTCTGCCCATTTTATAAGGTCAGAGTTTGAAGGCATTTCAGCACCTACCATTCTAAGGAAAGATGCAATTGTTCTATTACCATACCTTTCAAATTCTTTTTCATAAGTATCTGGTAGATACTGATTCAAGAAATTAAAGTTAGTAATGTAGTTTGTACTTACAGGCACTTGTTGTGCACTTGGTTGTAAGTCAAAACCTGGGGTTAAATTTACTGCCATTGTTTTTTAATTTTTTTAGTTTAACTTTTTTTAATACTTCTAATTCTGAGTCCTCTTCCACTATCTGTATTTCCAACTGGCCTTATTTTCATTCCGTTTTTAGAAACGGATTGCGGAGCCTGTCTTATATCCATATTAATATTTTTAGATTTTCTAGAAACATTATCTACGGCATTTGAAACACCTTGTTCGTAAAAATACTGAGCAAATTTATCAGGATTCATAGCAACAGATAAGGCTTTGTGATACCCTTTTGCGTCCGATATTAATCCTTTGTCATCCATATACTTGTTGATAAAATTAGCAACGTCTTTTTGAACGTTTTTAAGCTCATCAGCCGTACCTGGCTTATAAGTAAAATTATTTTCACCAATATTGAAATCAAAACCTTTGAAATCATTGTTAAAAACCTCATTGGTTTTATCTAAGAAATAATTATACCTTTCTTTAGTTTGCTCTTGCGTAGTTTTAGATTTATCAATATAACTTTTATAAGCATTTAAATTTTCTTGTTGATCAGCAGACAATCCACCCCCACTTGACTCAAGAGGAATTTTATATTTATCTTTTTGTTCATTCAAAAACTTTTTAGCTTTCGCAAGTTCTCGTTTTTTCGCTAACTTAATTTTCTTAATATCTTTTGGATCGTCAACATCTTCATCGAAGTCAAACTTATCCTCAATAATATCTTGAATATCTATTGCATCTAAACCTTCTTCAGTTGTAGAGTAATAGCTAGCAAGTACAGAATCATCATCCATAGAATCATAGTCTTTTTGCAAATTGTAAAAATCCTGTATGTTCCTACCGGTTTCTTTTTTGTACTTTAAATACGCAGACACATCTTCTGGTAACTCTTCGTTTGCCTCTTTTTCCGCAAACAATTCATCAACCGAATTAATGTCTTTATTATATCTATTTTTAATATAAGAAAGAACGTTGTCATCATTTAACTCTAATGACGGAGTTTTATTTTCTACAGGTTCAGTATTTTCTTCCTGAACAGGTTCGCTTGTATTAACTTTTTCAGCAAAAAATTCTTGCCTTGGAGTGTCTTCAAACTTTTCTTCATGCTTTTTTAAAAGTTGTTCTTCAACTTCAGCACGGGATTTTTCTTCGACCACTCCTAGGTCTTTTACTTTTATTTCCATTTAATTAAATTTTTAATAAAGTTAAACAATATTTACATCATTTTTTTAGCCTATCTCGGATCAAACTCTGCTAAATCAAAGCCATCTAGACTATCTTCGTTTGACTCAAAGCTAATAGGAGGTAAGTTGTTTTTTCTCTGTTCTATTAATTTTGATTGTTCTGTCGATTGCTGGCTTACTCTTTGGTCTTTTGCTTTTTCTCGATCCTGCTCTCTTTGACTTAAATTTGATTGCTCTAAACCTTTAAGCTGCATCTGGAAATTAAATTCTGTTTGCATCAATTGTTTTTTAAGTTCAGCTTCATTTTTAAGTTTTTCAATTTCAAAAGCCACGTCCGCTTGTCTGTATTGAATTTTAGCTTGAGACTCCATTTGAATCTTTTGCATTTCACCTTGTGATTTTGCTTGCTGTGCTTGCATTTGCATCTGCGCTTGCATTTGTTGCTCTTGCTGCCTTTGTTGTTGTTCAGCTTCTTGTTTTTTCTTACGTTTTAATTTAAGAAATTGATTAGCCATTTTAAGATTGTTAATCTCTCTAATATCAATAGCATCCTCTAAGTTAATATCTTTTTGAGATAATGCCATTTGAATATTCTGCTCAAGCATAGCCTTCTGCTCTTCATCTGGGGCCATTTCTATAAAAATACCAAAGTCATATAGATAAAGATTTTTAATGTCTTCTAATAATTTTAAATTATATTTCCCTATTTGCATAGCAAACTCATCTCTAAAATCAGCATACTCTAATATATCAGCCGTTCTTATTGACAAACACTCTGCTATTGTTCTAGTAATATATAAACTACCCTGTAAAATATGTCTTGTAGCTGTGTTAGAATTTAAAGCTGCTAATTTTTGAACACCAACCAAAGAATTAGGATCAGGCGTTGAGCCATCTCTAGCTTCGTTTAATCCTGTTACTGATCTAATCATATCTAAATAATGATTATAATTAGCAATTAACATTTGCATTTTACTTGCACCGCTATTAGCTGTAAGTTGTTGAATAGGGATTCTAGCGTTATTAAACTCACCATCTTGAGTATAACTCCTACCCACAACACTACCAGTTTGAAAATACAATCGTAATGCATCTTCAGGAGTATAAGCGTTTCCAGTTCCTAAGTCTACCTCATTTAACCCATCCGCATCTATAAACACACCATCTGGCACAACTCTTGCAACCACTTGCTGTATTTTTAAATGAGTTATTTGTATAAGATCTGCAAAAGGAATCATTCTTTTAACTAAAGATTCTAATCCTCCTTTATACATTTTAGGAGCAGCAGCCACATAATTAGGCATAGCAAACTGATTAGAAGATTTTGGCCTTACCATATTTTCTGCAAGCTTCCACTCTAAAACTATATTAGTTCCCATAACCATAACTCCAGTATACCAAACATCAATTCGTTTAGTTATTTTTTCAAATTTCCCTTCATCCATCATTTCTTGCGGTGGATTGAATTGATCGTCTTTTTCTACAGTTTTAAAACTTCCATCTGCTAATCTCTTTCTTTTATACACAAACGAATGTGTTGTTTTATAATTAAAATACATTAACGTAGCAGTGTCTCTATAAAACATGCTATTTTCATTAAACTGTGAAGTGTTAAAATAATTATACCACGACTGGCTGTATTTAGCAATCTGATTCAAATCTTCATTTGTTAAATCAGGATCAATTTTAATAAGCTCCGTCATAGGAACTGTTTTAATTTCTCCCCAATAAAAACAATCTTTAAAGTAAGGGTCTTCTGTGTAGCTATAAACAACATTAGCTGGATCTACATAATCTAATTTTACTCCTGACCCTAGAAGAAACTCATGTTTTGTAATACCTATGCCTATTGTTGTTAAATCATAATCTACCCTGCTTCTAATATCATTGTAATGATTTTCAGACATTAAAGTATCTATAGCTGTTTCTTGGGCTATTTCAATAGCTGGCTTATATTTCATATTCATAAACAGCTCCATTTCTTCATCGCTTTCTGGTAATTCGTCTTCATTAGACTGAAACACATTAACTCCAAAGTCTTGATCTATTTGTTGAAATAAAGGTTTGGCTAAAACTTCTCCTTCTATCATTTCTTGAAACTCATTTCTTTTCTCAGCTGACAATGCATCTTCAGCATAAGCCTTAACCTTAAAAAGTCTGTCTGACATGCCATTTACGACAATGTCTACAAACTTTGGAATTATAGGGACTGGTGACCAGTCTAAATTAAGATAGCTTAAATCCCCATCTATTGCTAATTCATTTTTATATTTTGCTACGGACTGCTCTCCTCTTGCATACAAACGTAATCGCATAAACTCACCCCATTGATTGTAAAATCTACATGAGCCGCTGTCTCTTCTAAACCATTCGTATTGTATTACTTGACCTATTTGTAATCCATACTCTACAGTATCTTTTGTAGCATCGGAAACGAATTGATCTGGAAATGCAGCAGCCTGAATATCTATTGTTACTTCTTTCATTTATTAAGTAATTGATTTACTGAGTTCTTGTTGTTATATCTTGCAAAGTTAATGCTTATTTTTGATTGTTTTTGAACAGGAGTATAAAGGTGTTTTTGATTTGCCATAATTGCAAGTCCTGAACTAATAGCGGCATCAAACCTTGTCCTGTTTGTTATATCAAATTTAGCCCAATCTTCTAATGTTCTTTGAAAATACATACTTCCCATATCATCTTTTTCTCTATAATCACCTTCAAAGTCTAATCCTACATATTTCTCAATATATGACTCAATAGCAGAAGCGTGAGATTGCTTAACATCTTCCGATGAATTTGGAATACCCCCTAGCTCTCTTTCAGTTTTAGACAATTTATTATAAGTTTTATCCGGTCTATTTAGACAAAAGCCTCTGTATCCTCTATTCTTAAAATGATACAATAAACGAGGTTTATTATTTTCACACAATATTGGCATGCCATAAAAAATACACGCCATTAATACTTCTTCAAAAAATATTTCAGCAGTCTGAGGTCTAGCAACGTATTCTAAAAAAAACTCATTACTAGGAGCATCATCCATGTTGAACTTAGTTAAGCCATGTAAAGCTCCGTTAGAACCTTTACCCACCACAACTCCCGAAATATCATAAGAGTCACAGCCAAATGATCCAATATGTTCATTTCCTGGATACATCTTTCCACCCTTCGTAATAATATTGTTTTGAAGAGTAGTTTTAGGAATGTAAGTTACAAAAAATCTTCCTCTTTTATTTGGGCTCCATATTACTTTAGAATCTTTTATACCATCTTTCCAATGGAAGCCTCCTTGCGTCATATAATGACCCATATTTATAGAATCATTATAATCTATTTGTTGATATATTTTAGTTAAATTAAATAACGACTGCTTGCTTTCATCTCTAAAAGCATGCGATTCAGTACGAGGGAACTGTCTGTAAAATTCATTTAATGCGTCAGGATCTGAAGTTAAAGACTCAACTTCATTTGACCAGTAATCAACAGCTCCTTGTATTATAGG